TATTGTCCGTATTCACGACAAAATTAGTCGTATCATGCACTTAACAAGTAACGATGTAGACCCCCAGAACGAGTCCTTGCGGGATTCTTATGTAGACCTAGCAAACTATGCCCTGATAGCACTTATGGTGCTTGACGGCAATTGGCCCAAGGAGTAACAAGTGGAAGCAATCGTAGCAATCTCAGACCTGCAAGTTCCGTACCACGACAAACGAGCAGTAGCGAATGTTGCTGCGTTCATTAAAGCTTTCAAGCCCAGCAAAGTAGTTTCTGTTGGTGACGAGATGGATTTCCAGACCATTAGTCGTTGGGCGCAAGGTACCCCGCTAGAATACGAACGATCTATTTCCAAGAACCGTGACGAAACAGTAGCGGTGCTTGAGTCCCTGCGAGTAGAGCATGTTATTCGCAGTAACCACACAGATCGACTATACAACACTGTAATGATGCGAGCGCCAGGGCTACTCGGACTACCCGAACTAGGGTTAGAGAACTTCCTACGGTTCCCAGACCTCGGTATCACTTACCACAAGAAACCGTATGAACTTGCCCCTGGTTGGCGTTTATTTCACGGCGATGAAGGTAACATTAGCCAAAACTCTGGCACCACAGCACTAAACCTAGCGAAGCGCACTGGTGTATCTGTTGTCTGTGGGCATACACACCGTATGGGTTTATCGCACCACACTGAAGCAGTCGCCGGTATTCCTACCCGTACCTTGTGGGGTATGGAAGTTGGCAACCTTATGGACGCGAAGCAGGCAGGGTATCTTAAAGCTGGTATCAACAACTGGCAACAAGGTTTTGGTATTTTGTGGGTAGACGGTAAGTCTGTTACACCACAGATTATTCCTATTCATCGTGACGGTACTTTTACTGTTTCTGGAAAGACTTGGGGGAAGTAATGTTAAAAGTTTATGACCTTGTAGGTACTGTTGCTTGGAAAGTTTACAAATTTTGCGACAAACAGTCATACAATCTGATCCGCAAAGACTTATTGGAAAAAGCACACCAGCGGGTATTGTGGCAGGACTTCTTTGAAGATAAACCTAGTCGCAGTTTCAATGATGTGTTCATTGAAGATGATGAAGAAATATAAATGAAACATGTAGTTATGTTCTCTGGCGGCATAGGCTCTTGGGCCTGCGCTAAACGAGTTGCGGAAAAATACGGTACAGAAGATCTGTATCTAGTATTCTCTGACGTTAAAGGACATAACCCTTCAGTTCATGTGGGCGAAGATGAAGATACTTATCGGTTCATTGACGATGCCGTAGCCAACATTGGTGGACAATACATTTACCTCAACGCTGGTAAAGACATTTGGGAAGTGTTTAAGGATAAACGTTATTTAGGTAACTCCCGTTTAGCAAATTGTTCACACGAATTGAAACAAAAACCAGCTCGTAAATGGCTAGAGGATAACTGCGATCCCGAAGATACTATTGTCTATGTTGGTATTGACTGGACAGAAACGCACCGTTTGCCATCTATTGTTAAAAACTATTTACCATACAAAGCAGAAGCACCATTAACCGATAAACCCTATTTGGCTAAACCACAACTAATTGCTTGGGCTAAAGATGAACGTCTTGAAGTTCCCAGGCTGTACGGTATGGGCTTTGCCCATAACAACTGTGGTGGTGGTTGCGTTCGTGCTGGCCAAGGACAGTTTAAGAAACTTTTATACCTTATGCCAGAACGCTACGCAGAGTGGGAAAACCAAGAACAAAAGATGCGGGATTATCTCGGTAGAGATGTTTCTATCTTGAAGCAACAGCGAGACGGGGAAACAAAATACATCACATTACAAGAATTAAGAAAACAAGTAACATCAGAACCTTCACTCATTGACGACTTTGACCTCGGCGGTTGCGGTTGCTTTGTGGACTTTGACGATGAACCAGAAACCGAATAAAGGATAAACAAAATTGAATAGTGAACTACTTGAAGAAGTAACCGAGATCGCTGCCAGTGTAGCGAAACAAATACACCCCCGATACGCAGTTTATTTTGAAGCACAAGACCTGAAACAAGAACTTCTCCTATGGTCACTAAAACATGAACCAAAAATAGCCGAATGGCTAGACCCAGACCAAGAAGTTTGGGATCGCAAATCAGGTATCCGACAGTTAGCAAAATCGCTCCAGCGGGAAGCAGACAAAATCTGTCGAGCCGCCAAAGCTCGCAAAACAGGATACGAAATCCATGACGAATACTTTTACAGTCGTGGAGTGTTAGAAGAACTCATAACAAACCTAGACGAAATAGAAGCACAACAAACCGGCATGAAAGTACGAGTATCAGGTGGTGGTAGTGACCCCGCAACAGGTAACAATGTAGCGGCCAGCATAGCTGATGTACGCAGAGCGTTAGACCAGTTAGATCCTTTGGATCGGCTAATGATTGAAATGAAATACCAGGAACAACTCACCTATAAACGGATCTCTGAAACTGTGGAACTCTCTGACAGTACCGTACACAGGCGCGTCACAGGAGCGTTAAACCGTATGGTCAAATTCTTAGGTGGCGATAGCCCGTACACGGGTGGCAACTACCGTAAAACAATTAGCAACGCCCAAGCGCAAGCTATGACAGAATAGTGTGTTAAAGTAAAACTATAACTGAATAATTTTTTTGTCCAGAGGGGAAGCTGGCAAAGAATAGCAATAACCCTACCGTTGATTTACTGGCGGTAGGGTTTTGTTATGTCACGGCGTAGCCGTGTAGTAAAAGAAATAACCCCCACCGGATAGGATCGGCAGGGGTTATTTCGTTAGGGGCAGCGGATAGGATCGCTACTCTAACTCTAGCACACTACTATCAGTAAACTTACCGATGTAGGCATGATCTTTTTCATCGTACCGATGGATCCGTTTAGGGTAATCCTTTTCGGCCTGCAACTGTGTCGCGTACAGACCAACTACCTTGACCAGCTTTAGTGACGGTTGCAAATGCACTATGGCAAACATGTCGCGCTTTGCGCGTAGCCCGTCAATCGTTTCAATCACCAGTTTAGCCAGCGCTTCAACATCATCATGCTCCTGCATAAGCAAATCCGTTACTGCTTTAATCTCTGTGGGTCTAATCTGTAACACTAGATGTGCAATCCATGCTGACCAAGTGGTATTGGACTTTAACTTTCAACATTTCCCAGCTACTTGCCACAATTTCGCGTTTACAACACGAGCAGCGGGTACGGTATTCCGCCCACAAACTGTCGTATAGAGCGTAATCGAGTGTTGCTTCCAGATTACCGGTCATTACGGTTCACCCACAACACGGCAGTGAGAACCACTGCTAGCCCTGCTAACACACTAATTTCCGTAATCATAAGTACCCTTAGCGATGTTTTCACAAGCTTCATACACTTCCTGCGGCGTATCCAACTTCAATTTTTCACTAGCTTCAAAGATCTGACTAGCAATAGTTTCCCGCCAGTACGCCTCGATCTCTTTCAATGCTTCTTGTTCTTGTTTAGTTATTGTTATTTTCTGTGTCATTACCATTTTCCTTTGCTTCATCTAGAATTGCTTGTAACATACCAGCGATTGACCACCAGATTTTGCAAATGTCAACCATATCCCGCTTATCAAACTCTTTGGCATTGTTTCGTGCGTCTTTTAATCGTCTTTCAACAATTTGTTGTAAAGTTTTCACTTTTTTATCCTCTACAATGTTGGTAAATTCGCCAGCTTTAAGGTAACGCCGTGTTACCTCAAGCATAGCAGGAGTTATTTCAATACTCATTGGCGTTCACCAGCGTATTCTGCCCACGTGACCGGTTCAGATGGCACAAACGCCATGTAGCCCAAACCTTTTTTAATGTATGCTGCCATAGAGCGATCAGAGCGCGGCGTAGCCACGCCCACACTAAGGTGTAAGTGATGTGCCAGATCGCGCTCAAAATCGCTCCTAGCCTGCTTCTTGCCCCGTCTACGGGCTTTCCATAACTCTACTTGTTTGACCATGTCGTAAATTCCTTCCGTAATTGTTGATGTAACCAAAGTTCGACACGTTGCCGAACCTTGACAGCTGTTGCCATTTTGTCGCGCTGGCCACGAGTACGTCTAGGTGCGCCATAACGAGCGATGATCCGTTCGCCAGGTAGCATGCCACCCCAAATACCGGTATTTATTTCGCTATCCGATAGGCCTACTTGTAAGCACTGTTCCTTTACAGGGCATGTACCACACATAGTGAGAGCGCGCCCCAAGCGGGGAATGTCAATGTTTTCGATGTTGAAATCTAGCCACCACGCTTCGGGATCAGAATCGCCATTACATGCTGCGTCATACCAAATAGGATCCCTATCAGGTTTAATAGCCAACAATAGGGCATGCGCTAGCGGTTTACGCGAGTCAGCTGCCCTATCTATCTTGTTTAATTCTTTATTACTGAGTAGCGCGTTAGAGCGCTCTAGCCCAGCTTCCGTGACGGCTACACGCCTAGTATCGGTTTGGACTATGTAAAGTGTGTTACCGTTATTGACGGTAATGTGTTCCACAATACCGGCTTCTAGCCCTACGGTTACAGCGGTACCTATTCTTGGTTTACTCATTATTTACCGTCACATTCTTTACAGTCAGATAAATTACAATTATCGTGACTTTCATCATCGTGCTCTTCGACATCGCACCATACCCCATTAGGGCAGTAGCAGATTATCGGTTTTTTGATCTCTGGAATGTAGCCCTTACGTGGCGACATATCCGACTTACTCGCTTGCCATTTAGCCATTACGCGCTCACTTCCACATCTTGCTTCAAGTCAGCTAAATGTTGACGGTTACACATAGGGCAAGTGTCTGCCCCTCTGTCTACTAACCCTGACCAAGCGCAATAGACACAAAACACTGCATCTTTAAGCATTATGCACCAACCTTTGGGCAATCGGTGTAAGGGTTCTCGTTGCCCTCATTGTCTTCGCACAAGCACCAGTTGAATCGTGCTACCTGTGTCTCATGTGTGAGTTCTAGTAACTCACTCCAATACATTGTGTTGCTATCCATTATCTGTTCCTATCTTTCATTGTGTAATCATTATGGCCCAGTGGCACAATGAAACCTTACCACACGCTACCGACAATTATGCCGCAACGCAACCCTAACCGTGTCGCGCATGTTATAGCGACTATCGGATCGTAAGCCGGTCATACCGCAATCCAAGCAATCCCAACGCTACTGGCACCACTCGGCCACATAACAATAAGCCAAAGCTGGCTCACGGCGTAGGCGTGTCGTGTTAATACCCATACCCTCACCCGCCGGCTCGCGGCGTAGGTCTGTCGCTTCACTGGTCACGTCGTAGCCGTGTCGTGGCGTAGGCGTGTCGTTATTGGCCATAATGCTTGATTCTTTCAATGTGTTGCCCTAGCTGCCGGCTAGGTAGCCTGACACTAACCCCAAATAGATGAGTTAATGCCAGACTATCCGGCGACAGATTAGGCGGTTACGATAGCCAATTCTCGACAAGCTAGCGCATAAGCGCGCCTAGCGTCTAGTAAAGTTAGATAGCACTCATGCGAGACTATGCCGGCATTACTAGCCATTGTTACATAATATGGGTAATAATTCCCCGCACCTTGCCCGCCTAGTGTCACGCTATTAGCGCCAATTTCTTGACGCTGTATATAACCGCACATAAGCGCATATGCCGTTAGTGTGCCGCGCTTAGTAGTGAATTGTGGATCTCTCATTAGTAATCACCACATTCGCACATATGCCCGCACGTGTAGCATATATAAGCGCCCGTGAAATGCCCCCGATACCCGTAACGGCCTAATGTGTCGCGTAGTCTGCCGGCGTGATCCGGCGCTACTATCTCGCCATTCGCTGCCGTGACGTATTCGGCGAGATCCCCGCCCGAATAGTCACTATCTAATATCTGCCCCATGTTTATCTATCCCTATCTATTGCCACGCCGTAGGCGTGATTCTGACTATCTGCCAGATAGCTAGGCACTAACAATTAGGTGCTAGTGCCTAACTAACCGACACTAGGCAGACTTTAAGCGCATAAACACATAACGCCAGGATACGCCGGAATCGTTATTCCACATCGCCAGATTAGCAAATTTTTCATAATTAAAATAAACGCTAACCCGCTTGGACGTGTTCGGAATTTTAGCCATATCGGACAGCACTACGGGATCAAAACTAAGCGCCGGTACGCCCGCGCCCGTAGGTAGCGCCCATTCTGTCGGAATAATATCGTCAATGTTGGGATAATTCGACAATAACGGCGTAGCCGCAATTACGTTTCCGGCAACTACAAATATGCCATTCTCGGACACGGTTATATTGTCGCGCTTATGTGTCTTCAATAGTGTTAGCACATTTTTTAATTCTGTCGCGGGTAACAATACCCCGAAACTGTACTCGCGCATATCGGCTAACTTGTATTCGCCATAAGCTAACTTAAACCCATTAGTACCCGTTGCGCGTACCGTGTCGCGCTTAGCCGTTAATTGTACCGCCGTAAGCGCCGCCCGCGTATCTTTAGCGCCCGCTACAGCTACACACGCGCCCGTTAAAAGTTCATGCAGTACGCCCGCGTTAATTGTTAATTCTTCCATATTCTTAGATCCTATCTATCTAACCCGCAACCCCGATTAGGTAACGGTAGCCAGATACCGACAGCAAGCGCCGATATCTGACTATCGCTAACTAATTAGCAATGAATACCGGCACATTAGGCGCCACGCGTGGCATGCCCGCACGCTCACACGATGAAACCGTAGGCAGATCCCGCTTAGGCCGATCACTAGCATTAAATAACACTAAAATACCGGCCGCGCGTAGCTCATGCTCACGCTCACTAGGTATTAGGCCCAACTTGAACAACTGTCGCAAACCGTCATATTTACCTTGACTCTCGCTGCCAATACTAAAGGGTAAAATAAACCGCTCACAACCTTGATATTCCGCACTATTCCAAACGTTTACATATGCCGCATAGTAAGTATTCCCGCCAGACTTATCAAACCAATTTCGCGCCGTAATCTCGATAACCTGGTTAATGCGCGCCGTAGCCGTGTCGGGCAATTGTTGCGCCGTAGGCGCGTCATGTGTTTCTGTTGTCATTCTTAATCATTCCTATCTGATAAAGATCCGGCACGGCGTCCCCGTGTCGGAGTATTGGGTTAATGGTAAACCCGCGCCCGCTATCGTGTCAAGAATCAACACGACAACGGACACGCGCCCACAATTAGGCACTAAGTAGCACTAAATAGAATTCAAGCGCTAGGCAAACGCGGCTGAATTTTTCTTCAGTATTCTTAGTCATTTTATTTACCTATCTATAAGCGACTAACCCCTAATAGCTAGCCAATACCTAAACCATACGCGATTAGACACGAACTGTCCACAATAAACACTAAAAAAATAAAAAAATTTTGCGGCACCGGTCAAGCTCTAGAATTCAACCAACAACCACAAGTAAATTCCGGTAAACAGATCACAAGAATTCACCCACAATAAGACACGCCAAACACAACAACAACCACCAACACACTCGGCACCTAACCGCGACTAGATAGACACCTACGAATTGTCGTATCTATAACAAGCAGACACTCACCTAGCATTGTGCCTATCTGGTGGCTAGTGGCTAGCCAATACCGTCTAGTTAGTGGCAGACAATAACCAACACAAACAACACGCGACAGCCTGACCAACGACCTGGGGGTTTTTAACTACGCGCGGGGTACTATAGTACTATCCCTTGAAAGAATTTTTCTAAAGTGTTTTTTGTTGGGGGTATTTTTGTTTATTTGTAGGGGGATCTATAATTTGTTTATAACATTTTGGTAACATTGCGGGATAGAGTTGTTTTATTCGCCCTTAGTATATAGTGAGGGGTTTTAATTATTTGAAACCCCGAACCTGCGTTTACACTTCGGTTCGCGAAACGTTAAGTGCAGCGAACAGTAACAATAACCTTTAATGCAGTCGGTTATTGTGTACTACTAATTAAGTCTAGTTTTGTTACCAAGGTCTTAACCTAAGGCTACTACTAATGTCGGCTTTCTCCTATGGTCGAAGCCGAAGGGATGTTATGGCTACTTCACCGAAAAGAAATTCGCAGCATCGTACTGTTGGTACTATGTCAGCTGATGATGCGAAGGTGCGTTTGCTGGAACTGTTGGAGGACGGGTTTAGTGTCGCGGATGCTTGCGCCGGTGTAAACAAGTCTGAGAAGACGTACTATTATTACATTAACTCGGATCCTGATTTTTCTCGTAAGGTAAAGTTGCTTCGCGCAATTCAGGCCCGCAAGGGTCATGTATCGGATGAGGATAAAAGTATCTCGTTCAAGGATTTCCGTACCCAGTATTTGAACTCGGCTACGTTTGAACATCAGATGAACGTTATTGATCTTATTGAGAACAGGGACCCTTCTTGGGTCCATGATTCTATGACGTATGAAAAGGGTTTGCCGCAGTACGTTTTGGTGAACATGCCTCCAGAACATGCTAAAAGTATGACAGTCAGCATTGACTACATAACTTACCGGATTTGTACCGATCCTAACATCCGTATCAAAGTGGTTTCCAAAACCCGCGAAATGGCTAAAGAGTTCCTGTACGCTGTAAAACAACGATTAACTTCACCAAGCTACATGGAGTTGCAGCGGCGCTACGCGCCAGCAGACGGCTTCAAAGCTACTGCCGACAAATGGACAAGCGACTCAATTTACCTTGAGCGCGACTCAGGAGAAAAAGATCCCACCCTCCAAGCCCTAGGTATCGGTGGACAAATCTATGGCGCACGTGCCGATTTAATTATCCTAGACGATACTGTTACTCTCTCAAACGCAGGCGAATACGAAAAACAAATCCGCTGGATACAGCAAGAAGTCCTTACACGCGTAGGCCCTACGGGTAAAATCCTAATCGTGGGGACTCGCGTTGACCCTATTGATCTTTATCGAGAAATTCGTAATCCCGATAGGTATCCTGATAATGGTTCTCCTTGGACTTATTTGGCTATGCCGGCTGTTCTTGAGTTTGATGATGATCCTCATAAATGGCAAACGTTGTGGCCTAAATCAGATCGCCCTTGGGCAAATGATCCTGTGGAACCCGATGATGAAGGTTTCTTCCCGCGTTGGGATGGTACCCGTTTACGTCAACGCCGTAGTGTTGTTGATCCTAAAACGTGGGCTATGGTTTATCAGCAACAAGATGTTGAGTCTGAAGCTGTGTTTTCCCCTGAATCTGTTAGGGGTTCTGTTAACGGTATGAGGTCTTGCGGTCCACTTTTAGTGGGTGCCGCTGGTCACCCTGATAACATTGACGGGTTCTACACTGTTTGTGGTTTGGACCCTGCTATGTCGGGTGACACGTTCGGTGTTGTGGTGTCGGCTGATCGGCAGACGAAAAAACGGTATTTACTTGATGCGTCTCGTATGCCTGCACCCACACCTTCACGTATTCGTGAACTGATTGAGTCGTGGACTATTAAGTATAATCCGCAGGCTTGGGTTATTGAGAAGAACGCTTTTCAGTTGTTTCTGACTCAGGATGAACAAATTAACCAGTTCCTCGCTTCGCGTGGTGTCCGGTTGATTAGCCACTATACGGGTTCTAACAAAATGGATCTTGAGTATGGTGTGGCTTCTATGGGTCCTTTGTTTGGTCAACTTGATCAGCAAAACAAATTAATCAAAGGCACTAATCTGATTGAACTTCCTCGTACAGATAATGAGGGTGTTAAGTCGCTGATTGAGCAGTTGGTTACGTGGTCGCCTGGTACTAAAAATAAGCAGGATGGCCCGATGGCTTTATGGTTTGTTGAGACACAGATTAGGGATTATGTGAATACGAGTGGACGATTTGGTTCTACCTGGGTGCGTAATCCGTTTGCCACACCAAATGATTTGAAGAAACGCCAAGTCGTTGACTTGGAAGAATTTGCTAGGCGACAGAAAATGGCAGGGAGCTTTTAATGGCTAGAACTATGGACGAGATTACTACTCGTGTGAAGTATCTTCGCCGTAGTTCAGCGGAACGCGATCAGCGTTGGTCTGATGTGCGTGAGGTTCGTAAGGGTAACATTAATAAAGTTTTCCCTGGTTTGTTCCCTGATGATTATCCTAAGCCTATGGTGGCTAACTTTATTGATATTGCTGCCCGCGATGTGGCTGAAGTTATTGCACCACTTCCTGCGTTTAACTGTAATGCTACTAATGTTGTGTCTGATGCTGCACGTAAACGTGCCGATAAGCGGACTATGATTGTTGCTGGTTATCGTGACCAGTCTCGTTTGCAGACGCACATGTTTACTGGTGCTGACCGTTATATCACTTACGGTATGGTTCCGTTTGTTGTTGAGATTGATTATGAACTTCGAACCCCTATTATCCGGGTTGATGATCCATACAATTCGTATCCAGAGTTTGACCGTTTTGGTCGTTTATTGTCTTACAGTAAGCGTTACTTGAAGACTATTGAAGATTTGTGTATGGAGTTTCCGGAACATGAATCTGTTATTCGTGGTCGTTACCATCAGGGTGGGCAAAATGCCCAACTAGAGTTGGTGCGTTACCATGATAAAGACCAAACGGTTCTTTTTTTACCTGAACGTAAAGATTATGTTGTAGCGAAAACAAAGAACCCTATTGGTAAGATTATGGTTGTTTGTGCTGTTCGACCTGGTATCGATTCTGATGAGAATCTTCGTGGCCAGTTTGATGATGTTTTGTGGGTTCAGGTTGCTCGTAGCCGTTTCGCTACACTATCACTTGAAGCCGCACAGAAATCTGTTCAGGCACCTTTTGCTTTGCCTGCTGATGTTAACGTGTTGGAGATTGGTCCTGATGCGACTATCCGTTCTGCACAGCCTGAGAAGATTCGCCGTGTTGATCTTAATGTTCCACCGGGTTTGTTTCAAGAGTCTGCTGCTTTGGATCAAGAGTTACGTACTGGTGCTAGGTATCCTGAAGGTCGTTTAGGTAATCAGTCTGGTTCCATTGTCACTGGTCGTGGTGTTGAAGCCCTTATGGGTGGTTTTGATACACAAGTTAAGACTGCACAGTCTGTGTTGGCTGGTACGTTCCGTGACGTTATTGACATTTGTTTCCAAATTGATGAAACCATTTTTGGTGATGTTACTAAAACTGTTCGCGGTGTGGATGCAGGTTCACCTTACGAAATTACTTACACCCCTAAGAAAGATATTGCTGGGGAACACATCGTTGATGTGACTTATGGTCTTATGGCTGGCCTTAACCCTAATCAGGCTCTTGTGTTTGGTTTGCAAGCTCGTGGCGATCAACTTATTAGTCGTGACTTTTTGCGTAGGCAGATGCCTTGGGAAGTTAACGTCACTATGGAAGAACAAAAGATTGAAATTGAGAAACTGCAAGATGCTTTGATTCAGGCTGTTGCTGGTTATGCGCAAGCTATTCCTATGCTTGCTCAAAGTGGTGGGGATCCGTCAGAGGTTTTGTCTAAGGTTGCAAGCATTATTGATGGTCGCCGTAAAGGTAAATCATTAGAGGAAGTGGTTATTGCCGCGTTTGCACCAGAACCGCCACCAGCACCTGTAGGGGTCGAGCCTGTTCCAGGTTCCCCTGAAGCCGGTATGCCTAGTGCTGGTGGTGCCGAATTGAATCCACGTACAGGTATGGCACCTACAGTGGTTCCAGGCCAAGCAGGTATGGGTCCAGGTGGCCGTCCTGCCGTTCAACAACTTCTTGCGGGTCTAAACTCGCGAGGAAATCCAACTCTTGCAGCGTCCGTTGCAAGAATGACACCAGCAGGATAAAGGAGAAAGAGATGGCGTTCGGTTCTAAGAACAAGCCAGCCACGCAGGGTTCTGCTGGCAAGGCTAATGTTCAGCCAGTCAAAAAGTCAGGCGTACCTTCAGGGGTTCGCAAACCAGGTAAGTCAGAAACACAGTTCGGTTATGCACCTAAGGGTGTTGGCGGAACAAACAAGGGTGGCAAGTAATCATGGGCGACATGATGAAACCAAAAATGCGCGTCAAGGCAGTAGATAATTCTAGTGTTCATGGTGATTTCAGCGCTGTAGGTTCAAAAATTACTGCACCTAAAGTTGAAGCCAAAGCAAAAGCTGTTCAGGCTTTTGATCGTAAAAACAAAATTAAATAATTTTCCAGACTTAATGCTGGATGTGCAAAACAACCATTCGACTAACTAAACAGGCAGGTGAGAAACATGGCAGGTAAAGGTGGCTATCAACGCCCAACAAGTCCAGCACCAGTTTCCGGCCCAGGGTCTTTATCCCAACGAACCGATGGTGGTCCCGCACATAAACAATCAGCTAAATACATTTCTGGTTTACCGTATGGGCAGGGTCAGGAGATGATGAATACTCAGTCTTCCGCACCTATGGAAGCGAGTACTCCTACTCCTAACCCTGTTCCTGCGTCACAGATTGCTGCGGCAGGTCAACAAGAACAAACTGTTGCGCCTACACCTATTGTTCCTTTAAATGCACCAGACCAATACCCTGACCGTTTTGTTACACATGGCGCTGATCTTGGTCCTGGTCCTACTACAGCATCACTTGGTTTATCTGACCCTGATGTTACTTCATACGACAATACTAAGAGTTACATTCAGGCTTTAGCTGGTAACAGTAGTTCTTCCCCTGCTTTGAAAGCTTTGGCGAGACGATTAAACGGAGCGTTCTAATTGTCTAGCAATCAACCTATTAACTTTAATGATGCTGTTAACAAAGCTTTGCAAGACAATCCTCACATTGTCAACTCGCCAGGTTTGGCTTCTGATGTTGTTAAATCATCTGATCCTATAAACACTGCCTCTGTGTTATCACACGCGGCACACATTTCTGCTACTGTGCAAGCGGCACAGGATTATACTGCAGAGAACCCTAACCCTACTCATTGGTGGGATGGTGTTGTTCATAGTGCTACTAAGGGTCTTGAAGTTTTAGTAAAACCTTTACAAGAGGTTCAACGCGACTACAAATACATTCATTCTTTGTACACTCGTCACGGTATATTTACTGGCTTACTCGGCACTCTTGCTGTCGCTGGTGGTGCTACGCTTGGTGCTTTTGCTGGCGGTGGTGCTGGCGCTGTTGCAGGTGCAGATTTTGCCGCCATGGGTTTGCGTAAAATTGGTGGCAACCTTGATGAGTTCCGCAACTCTTATGCTGATTCAGAAAACGAAAAATACAAAGTTTCTATGGGTCGAGATGTTGCTAACCTTTTTGGCGCACATGGTCAAACTGATACCGGCTGGGGTAAGTTTGTTTCTGGCGCTGTTGATGCAGGGTTTGACATTGGTTTAGATCCGTTAATGAAACTTGGCTCTCTTTCTAAAGCTGTTAAATCTGGGGATTGGGTTGCTCAGGGTGGCGCCCGTGTCCCTTGGGCTATGCGTTCTGTGGGCGCACAACAGTTCCTTGAGCGCAACAGTTTAAAACTTTTTGATGCTGACCAGTTACAGTCAGTTTATAATGCTGGTAAAGTTGCTAGTGGTTTATCTTCTAGTGCAGGTCGTCAATACCATCGTGCTTTGGAGCAACTTGTTGGGATGGAATCTGGTGACATTGTTGCCAAGTTCCCTGAACTTGAAGGTGTTGCTACTAATTTAGCAAAAGTTAATGATTCTATTGTTGCTTATGGTGGAACCCATGCAGATAACATTGAGGGTTTGCATAAAGCATTTTTAGAGTCACAGTTTGAAGCAGACTTTATGACTAAATCTGCTATTGCTGGTTCGCCTATGATTATTTCGCGCAGTGTTGCTCGTGGAGTTTTATCTAAAGCTTCAGATAAATTACGCCAACCTTTTGCTGACACTCTTAATGATACTGTTTTTGAATACCGTAATGCTGCTAACTTTTTTATTCCACGCAAAGGTGTTGATGATCTTGGTCAAGCAAAATGGATTGCCCCTTTAGCATTTCGGCCTTTAAGTAAAGAAGCGTTTGCTTCTGCTGTGGCCAAGAAAGTTCGCACATTTTCAGGGTATCAACCGTTTGTTATTGATTCTGGTACTTTAGACCTTTCAACTAAAACTTTTGATCCTTCTGATCCTGCCGCGTTGCAAGGTGTTTACCGTGTTATGCGTTATTCGCTTGGCGATAAAGTGGCACGTAATGTTACAGGTAATTACGCTAACGCTATTGCTTCTGGGGACCTTGGTGCGGCACGAACCATCTATGTTGATGGTATCCACGAAATGTTTAAAGCAGCAGGTTTGCCTAACGATTCGCATCTTGTCGAGGATTTACTTGATCATATGCATATGCGTGGCGAGGGTACAATTAGTTCACAAAACTATGGTCACGGTTTTCATACTGGTGATGATGTTTCTATGGTTTCCGATGCAGACAAGTCTGCTCCTGCCGCTTTATGGTCACATCAGACTGGTCAATGGTCGTATCCTGATTTCCGTCAAGTAAAACTTGCTGTTCGTAGTATGGGTTCTGTTGGTAAAACTTATGGAACTGTTGATGAGTTTGTTGCAAAGAATTGGACCGATAGTATTTTTAAGCCTTTGGCTTTGTTGACTACTGGTTTTGGTTTGCGTATTGCCGCTTCCGAGTTGATTCCAACTTTTGTTCGTTATGGAACTATTGAAGTTGCTAAAGCAAAAGTTGCTGGTGCTGCAGCAAAAATGAATTACAAAATTATTGCCGGTGAAGATGAACACATTATGTCTAATGCTATTCTTGCGTTAGCTGGCGGTGGTAGTCTTAAAGACTTTTTGGCCAATGAAGCTGATGCTGTTTCAGGTAAAACTGTTCGTAAGACTATAGCCAAGGGACTTGGTAAAGTTGCCAACGATGATGATCTTGAACTTGCTTCACAGATTGCTATAGCAACTAAAGGTCACATGGCTTCTGGTTCGACTATGGCTGGTCATGGTACTGATCTTGATTTTGCTGAGAAACAGAAACAGTTGATGCACTATTTGGGTCAGCGTGTTCGCGCACCTAAGTCAGTTAACCCTGATGGCACTTTTGCCCAGTACAGCGCACACAATAATGATTTTGACATTCATTGGATGCTAGCTAACCAAAAGGCTTCTCAAAATGTTGCAGCGCAGTCTATTGCTCAAGACGTTTTACGTTTAGTTAAGTCTGGTAAAACACAAGATGAAGCATGGGCTGAAGCATCTAAACTTGAAGAAGCGCGTATTGTTGGTGTTAATCCTTCTACTGGTGCGCTACTTGACCCTGCAAATGATTTGTACACTAATGAACGCATGATGCTTTCGCGGTATACAGCGCAGGATTCATCTGATTTTGCTTTTGCCCGAACAGACGATTTGCGAAATACTGTAACTGGCGGTGATGGCACTTTCCATGAGGAACTGTTAACTAAAATCGCTAACCGTGAAAAAGCCAGTTTGAAAGAGCTGGCAGACATTGATTCGGCTGCTAAACCTGCATCTGTTATTGGTCCAGAACTTGCAGACTACATCGGTCCTAATGTTATGAACCGTATCATTCAGGGTGGTTTTAAAAAAGTTATTGATCCGATTGTTGGTGGACTTTCACGTCAACCACTATTCTTTTTGCACACTAAAGAAGCAATGCGATTCTATCGCCCAATGATTGATGCAGGAAAAATTAGTGAAGAAACAGGTTTGCGTTTAGCAATGACTCGTGCAAGCCACGCTATGCTTCCACAAATCCACAACATTGCTTTGCGTACACAGTTTTCAGTACTTGCCCGTAACTTTCTGCCATTCTACTTTGCTCAAGAACAGGCAACAAAACGTTACATTAAACTAACGGCAGATAACCCTGAAGCGTTCCGCGCATACCAGCTTGTTGAACATGCATTGAATGATCCTGGTTTCATCCAGAAAGATGATCAAGGTAACAAGTTTGTTACGTTACCGTTTGTTGGTGAAATTGGTGCAGGCGTTATGAACGCTGCCGCTAAACTAGGTTTACCTGTTGTTGGCAATCTACCTATCACTGTTCGTGGTGATACAAGTTCATTTAAAACTGTTTTGCCAGAGTTTAATGCCCCAGGCACTTCACCGTTTGTAAACATTGCTGCTAACTCGTTGACTGCTTTGTTCCCTTCACTATCTCGACCTGTAAAAACTGTTATTGGTTCTCGTGGTTTTAGTTCCAGTGTTATTGATTCTTTGATTCCTAACGCACCGGCACGTGCATGGTTTAAAGCTTTGAACGCTAATGAGCAAGATTCGTCTTTCCATTCAGCAATGCTATCGGCATTGGCTGCTGCTAATTACCATAATCAGTTGCCTGATGAGAACGCTTCACCTGCCGAAAAGCAGGCGTTCCTTGACCGCATTAAAAACAATGCTCGTAGTATTCTTGTGATTAAAGGTTTGCTTAGTACGGTTTCACCGTTGTCACCGCAGGTGAGCCAAGAGGATCCTAAACTTCGTGACGAGTTTTACAAGTTAGTTCAGTCTAAAAACGATTACCCTACAGCACTTCATGAGTTTTTGGGTAAGCATGGTAATGATGCTATTTCTTACACGGTTGCCCGTTCAGAGGGAACTATTAAGGGTGCTACTACTCCTTACACAGATCAGGCAATCAACTGGCTTCAAGACAATGAAGCATTATTAAAGTCCAAACATGCTGTTGGTGCAGCGTTCCTCGTTCCGCAAGAACCTGGTCTTACTGGTGATAAACAAGCTATTTATGATGAGGTTCTTAAAATGCACCTTCGTCAGAAGCGTACACCGCAACAGTTTATGGATTCTATCTATACTTCTGCTGGTAACAATGAGTATTTTGCTAACAAAAAATTACATGATGATGCTACGGTTGCTGCTGGTGATAACAAAGCCCAAATTGATGCTGAGAACGCTAATTGGTCTGAGTGGGTTAAAAACTTTAAACTAATGAACCCTATTTGGGCTGACGATTTCCAGTCACCTGAGAAGCGTAGCATTGCTACTCGTGCTGTTGCGGATCTTAAAACTTTAGCCCAAAGTGGTCAAGTTCCTAAGACTGAACAATCTAAACTTGTTTACAATTTGTTGCAGGATTATTCAAAGCATGAGGAAACGAAAAACATTATTCGTGGCTACCGCGTTGAAACTACTTTATCTGACGAGAACGCTAACTGGGATGCTTACTTGAATAGTTTGTCACAAAGCGAACCGCGTTTGACTACTATTATCAATGGCGTATTTAGGAGATTACCTTAATGATTAGCTATACACCAACACCATTGGTGCCTAAAGGAACTAAAACAGGTAGCGCTTCTAAACCGTCTGGGCCTAGAACTACTACAAGTGTTAAGCATTATAGTTTGCAGGAAGCCCAAGGGTTCGCCCTTCAAGCGTTTCAAAATGCTATTGGTCGTGCGCCTACAGCGCAAGAGTTAGAAAATTTCCTAGCATCTTTTAATGCCGGTCAAAATGCAAGCAGTACAACTGTTACAAGTAATGGCAGTAACGTTTCTAGCGTTACTACTGGTGGCACAGATAATGCTATGTTGGCCCAACAAATTGCTGAACAGAATCCTGGTTATGTGGATTACCAAAAAGCAACTACTTATTTTGATGCGTTTAACCAAGTTATGAATAGTCGTGGGGGTGCTGGTCTTTAATGTCTGACAAGAATCTTCCAAAACCTGGCGATAGTGATTACCCTACTGACCCTATTTTGATTGCCGCTATTGAAGCAGAACGTACCCGCCGTACACAAACTGATGCTCAAAATAAAGCTGATGCTGTTAAAGCAAAAGCGAAAGCTGCTAAAGTAGCGCTGGCTGATGCAAAACTTGCTAAAAATAAAATTGCACTTTCAAATGCATTAAGCGATAATCTTTCTTCAACTTTAAGTAACAGAGCAATTAGTGATGCAGAAACTTTTGCATACACTGCGAGTCAAGCTGCTGAAACATATGCAAAAAACCCTAATGCAGATACTCTTAAAGCATACAATAAAGCAAAAACTAATTTTATTGAAGCCGCTAATAGTTATACAAAAACTTTTAAAGATAATCGTTCTCCTGAAGAAATTTGGGGTACTGGTTCTATTGCTGCACAATTTTTTACAGACACTAAAACTGATAGCACAACAAAAACTAGCACCACCGGAACTACTACTACAGATAACTTTACCACTTGGGGTCAGGGTACTGCTAAAGATGCCAAGTCAACAAAACTTGCCAATGGCCTTACTGTCACTACACAAACCAATGGCGTAAAGATTTACAAAACTAAATCTGGTTCACAGATAACTGTAAACGCAGATGGTGCAGTTGAGTTTGCTGTCAATAAAGCAGGTAAGCCTTTAACTGAAAAGCAAGTTACTTCGATTGCTGGTATGGTTGCTGCTAGTACTACTGCACCGCCTGATACTAATCCACCTACTGGCGTTCCACCTACTGGCGTTCCACCGGTGTCAACACCTAAGAAAAAAACTGCTACCGAGTTAGCTGATGATTACAATGTACAAATGGCTGTTATTAACAGCGATCCTTCACTTGTTACTTTGTTTAATAAAGCAGTTGCAGATCAAATGACACCTACCGCTTTTGCGGCAGCATTACGTAACACAGACTTTTACTTAAAGCATGGGGCTAATTGGGCTTTAGCCCAAACCAAAAAACTTGGTGATCCTGGTGATTGGAAAGATCAAACAACTCAAGCATCTACTTTAATTAAACAAACTGCTGTTGATCTTGGTATGGCATTAAACCCACAAGAAATACAGCATTTGGCTAATGCTGCTTTACATTCTTCTGGTGGTGCCGCTGGTAGCATTTCATCAACTTGGTTAAATACTCACATCGCTACCCTTGGAACTATTACTGGTAAGGGTGGCATTGCTGCCACAACTATTAATAACTTGAAACAGTTTGGTGCAGATTACGGTATTCAACATTCTGATGATTGGTACACGGATGCCGCTAAAGGTGTTATTGGTAAAACTGCTACACAGACAGACTTTGAATCCCAAATTAAAGATTTGGCTAAATCAAAGTATGCCCCGTTTGCTGACCAAATTGATAAAGGTATGACTGTTTCGCAGATTGCTTCACCGTACATCAACAGCATGTCTAACATTCTTGAAGTTCCTTCATCTAGCATTGGGCTAAATGATCACACTATCAATAAAGCTTTAACAAGTCTTGATGGTAAGGGTCAGCCAATGGCTCAACCTTTGTGGCAGTTTGAGACTAATCTTCGCCAAGATCCTCGTTGGGCTACGACTAAGAACGCTAATGATACTTTAAGTTCTTTGTCTTATTCTATTCTTAAAAACTTTGGATTGATGAGTTAATCATGCCACCTATAAAACCACCAAAACCAGTAAAGCCAGTTGCTACTGCTGCTGAAATTGCAACAGAAAATGCTAAAATTACTAAAGTTTCAGCAGACTGGCAAAACCAACAAAACGCTATTACCACTATGCAGGCTTTGTTCGCTAAATACGGCATGACTGATTTGGCTAACAGCATTGTTGCTGGCGCACAAAAAGGTTACAGTTCTGATGCAATGAACCTAGCCATGCAAAGCAAACCATCAGACCCTTCTTTGCAGGGTTTGTATGATGCATACTCTAAAAGGTTTGCCGGTAATCTTGCCCGTGAAGCAAAAGGTTTACCGCCATTATCACCAAATCAGTACATTTCTACAGAGGATGCTTACCGTAAAATTCTTTCAGTTTTACCTAAAGGTTTCTACGATAGTCCATCTAATTTTGCTGATTTCATTGGTAATAACATTGATCCTTCGCAGTTGCAAGAGCGTGTGTCTGCTGCCCAAAAAGCAATAGATGATACCGATCCTTACTACAAGCAGGCGTTGCAGGAAATGTATGGTTTAGATCCTAGCCACATGATTGCTCATCTGCTTGACCCTACTGCTGCTGCCCCACTTATTGAACGTCAAGCAAAGGCTGCTGAGTACGGTGCCGCTGCTTTACGACAGGGCCTATCACAAGCCCCTGTAAGCCAGTATGAGCAGTATGCTAGCGGTGTTGGTACTGGAGTAAATGCTGAAGCTGGGATGGCTCAGGTAGCCGCTATAACCCCAGGATTGACCACTCTAGGCCAGATTAGTGGAGACCAATACAGTCAAGATACTGCACAGCAGGAAGTGTTTGGTGGGTTGGCTTCGGCTAGACGTAAACGCGAACAGTTATCCCAGCAAGAACAAGAAAGATTTACGGGTCGTTCCAATGTTGATTCAGGGTCGCTTGGTTCAGGAATGACAGGACAGTTCTAAGTCCGAGGGTGTGACCGGTTAGCCCGATTCTTAAATCCGCATGACGGATAGAAACGGTACGTGGGTTCGACTCCCACCACATCCACTCCGCACAGACCGACCAGCCCATGTGTGTGTATCAGAAGCCTGGTAGTGAAAGCAGAAACATACTCCCCCTTGTATGTTTCTTGGTTCACGCTCAACAGTAAGAGAAAGGGAGTGGCGTAATGGCCAACCAATACGATGATGACTACGACTACGAAGAAGAAACTCAGGATAGTAGTGGTCCAGCAAACCTTCGCAAAGCTTTGAAAAAAGCTGAGAGGGAACGCACTGCTCTGCAAGAGCAACTGACTGCTGTCAAGTCTAATCTTCGTGAACGTTCTGTCAAAGACGTTTTGGAGACTAAGGGTGTTAATTCAAAGATTGCTAAGTTTATTCCTAGCGACATTGAAGCACCTGAACAGATTGCTGCTTGGTTAGAAGAAAACGCTGATGTGTTTGGCTTCCGTACCGAGGAACAGTCGCAACCAACGGAATTGTCTCAAGACGCAATTACCGAGCAACGTATTAACACTTCTGCTTCTACGGGTATCACCCCTAGTCGTGATGAGGATTTAGCAAATCGTATTGCTAGCGCTCAAACTAAAGAAGAATTGATGTCGTTGATGGGTATTGTCGGTTTGGGCCGAAACCGTTAAGCCACATTCATTCAAACTATTGTAAAGGAGTAAGCATATGTCGAACACCCCTTATGGTTCAACTAATACTTACACTGACACAACGGGAAATTCGCTCGGTACCTCACTGGTACAGGCAGCATATGACCGTTATGTCGAATTCGCACTTCGTGCAGTCCCACTTATCCGCGATGTAGCAGATAAGCGTCCAGTACAGCAGGCTATGCCTGGTTCATCTGTAGTGTTCCAGTTATACAACGACCTAACTCAGGCAACAACGGCTCTTTCAGAGACCGTTGATCCTGATGCTATCGGTTTCGGTAACACCACTCCAGTTCCAGTAACCCTTGCTGAATACGGTAACGCTGCTCTTGCAACTCGCAAGCTAGAACTATTCAGCCTTTCTGACGTTGATCCAGCAATCGCTGACATCATCGCCTTCAACATGGCTGACAGTATTGATGAAGTTGCACAGACTGTGCTTCGTCAGGGTACTAACGTAATCTACGGTGACGGTACTTCAACCGCTACTGTAACTCAGGCTACTGGCGGTATCACTTCAGCAGACGTACGTAAGGCTGTTGCCAAACTACGCACCAACAAGGCTGTTCCACGTGTTGACGACCTATACTGGACTGGTATCCACCCAGAGGTTTCACATGACCTTCGTGCCGAGACCGGCGCTGGTGGTTGGCGTGAAGCACACGTATACAACGAATCAGGTGCAGGCGAACTATGGCCAGGCAGTATCGGCGTTTACGAAGGTGCTATGTACGTTGAATCTCCACGTTTGTTCAATGGTACTGTTCTAGGTGTTCCTTCATACGAAGGTGCCACCACTGGTACAGGATCATTCACCAACACTGGTGGTTCAGCAGGTGCTTCTGGTGCGTCCACAATCACGCTAACAGCTGCAACATCTTCAGGAACCCCACAGGTAGGCTACCTAGTTACTGGAACAAACGTTGGCACATCTGCTCGCGTTTCTTCAGTTTCTTCTGATGGCAAGACCATTGGTGTTTCTGTTGTTAACGCTGGTGTCGTTTCTGGTACTATCACTTTCCAGCCAACTGCTAAGGTTTACCGCACACTTGTTGCTGGTAAGCAGGCTCTTGCTGAAGCGATTGCCGAAGAGCCACATGTGGTTATTGGCCCAGTTGTTGACAAGTTGATGCGTTTCCGTCCAATCGGATGGTACGGTGTTCTTGGTTTCTCAATCTACCGTCAAGCTTCGCTTTACCGTATTGAGACCAGCTCAAGCATCGCTAGCTAACATCCCCTCATAAGTGTTACCCCCGTCAGATAATGGGCGGGGGTAACTCTTCATACCTTTCAAGTTTCTAAGGAGCAGACAGTGACCCAGTACTACTTTATTCCACCTACAGTAGATGAAGGTCCTGCCGGCGATAACCGTTTGTTTTGGCGTTACAAGATTACTCGTGCAGATACGGTAATTAAAAACGCTGATGGTTCTTATTCTCATTACCGTTCCCCTGGCATTGACCAGTTGGAACCTGGTACTACTTTTTATCAAGGTGGACACATTTATCCTATTGACGAAGCAGAACGTCAAAATCTTATCAAGTATGGTTACTCCTCACAGATTGTTACGGTACCTCAATGAACCCTGGTCGTTACAATGGTTTCAACTTTACGCAGGGCGATACTTTTACTTCAGCTCCTACTTGGAAAATTTCTAACTCTTATGTCAATGTTGCTGGTTATTCTGCTTTAATGCAGTTGCGTAAGGGTGGGGTTACTGGTACAGTTGTGCTTGAACTTTCGACTGTTAATGGTCGTATTGTTGTTGGTTCTACTGACGGGAAGTTTACAATAACAGCTTCATCTATTGTTACTGCTTCTGTCCCCGCTGGAACTTACTATTATGATTTACAGGTTGTTTCACCCGATAGTGTGACTACTACCCTTCTTACAGGGGTGTTCACTGTTAAGGCTCAGGTGAGCCAATGACGGATTACAGTCAGCAAGTTACTTCTGTTGTTGAAATTCCAACTACGGTTAGTGTTTTTGATACCACTGTTACCACTGTTGATGTGGTTGAGGTTGGCATTATTGGACCGCAGGGTGTCCAAGGCGTCCAAGGTATTCAAGGACCAATCGGTAACACAGGTTCTACTGGGCCCACAGGACCTACGGGTCCACAGGGCGATAAAGGTAACACTGGTGACATTGGTGTTGTTATTGCTGGTACTGCCCCAACTAATCATGACCAGTTGTGGGCTGACACTTCCACAAGTAATGCTCAAGTTGCTATTTTTGATGGTGGTACACCTTCAGCACAAATTACTTCTATCAAAATTCGGCGTGGACTTTCTACTACTTGGACTTCAGTAAATCCTGTTCTTGATTCTGGTGAAATTGGTTTTGAAACAAATACCTACAAATTTAAAATTGGTGACGGATCTACTAACTGGGCTAGTTTAAGTTACACAACTGTGGCGGCTAGTAGCATTATTGGCGTTATTGCAAACACACAAACAACTGCTACCAGTAACAACACCGCAAACGCTATTGTTGCCCGTGACGGTTCAGGTAACTTTACTGCTGGAACTATTACAGCATCTTTAGCAGGTAACGCTACAACAGCAACAAATGTTACTGGCACTGTTGCTGTAGGCAATGGTGGTACTGGTGCAACAACATTAACTTCAGGTAATGCCCTAATAGGTAACGGCACAAGTGCAATTACTTCAACACCTGTGGCTACTGATGGCACAGCAAACACTATTGTAAAAACTAATGGTGTTGGTGGGATCACTGCTAAAACACAGGTAAGTGTTACAGCTGGTGTTGGTGGTTCTGGTGCAATTAGTTTGTCTGGATTAACTTCAGGTAATTCAATTCTGCAAGCACCTTCTGTTGCTGGTGCTGGTATTGTGCAAACTTTACCCACCACTGCCGGCACACTTTTAAACACGGCTTCAACAACTTCTGCTTTAACATCTTTTGGCACTAACCCAACTTTAAACAGCCCAACTATTTCAGGCACTGTTGCTGGTGGGACTATTACGGGGGGTTCAGCGTGACCGCTTTAAAACTTTGGGATCAAACCGCTAACAGTGGCGCAGGCGCGTGGGTGTCTATGACATTAACCCAACAAAATAATGTTAAAATTTCTACTTCAGCCCCAACTGATACTTCACAATTGTGGGCTGATCCTAATGATGTTACTTACATTAACGCTATTGATGGTGGTTCTGCATGAGTGCATTAAAATACTATGACACTACTACTGGCACTTGGAAGTATTTGGCGCAGGGCGTTAAAGGCGATAAAGGCAATGCAGGTACAAACGGCACAAATGGTACTAACGGTAATAATGGTACAAACGGTCAGGGTTACACACAAAAAGGTAGCTACACAACTGGTGTAAATTATGCACCCTATGATGTTGTTTATTATCAAGGTTCAACTTATGTTTGCATTCTTGCTGTAACTAATGTGTCACCACCTAGCGCAACCTATTGGCAAAAATTTGCTTTAGGTTTCACTGGTCAGGGCGTTTATTCTTCTAGCACAACTTATTACGCTGGTGATGTAGTTTCGTACAACAACAGTAGTTACTATTGTTTAGGTGATGGCACAGTTGGCAGGACACCAACTAACACAACTTATTGGGGTGTGTTGGCTAGTGGTGGTACTGGTGTCCCCGCTGGTGGTAACGCTGAAGACATTTTAGTTAAAACTTCAAACACTGTTGATTATCAAGTTGCGTGGCAGTCACCAGCGATTACGACTAGGGCAAAATTTGAAGCGTTTTTAGCGAACGCAAAAAATCCCACCACAGCGATACCTACAGCAAACACAAGCTTAGTAACTAGCACTTCAAACACTGCAATTAGTGGCGCAACCGTGTACCCATACGACAGTGGTAAATTTACATTTAGGGGACTAAACCCAACCACATACACAAACGGTACTGGCACAACTTACTATCAAAATAATGCAACATTAACCAGTGTTGGTGATCTAATTTTTAACCCATTTTGTATTGAATTTGATTACTATGGGCAGAATTTTGACATAAGGTACAACACCCGTTCAGCACTCTATGCACAGATTTGGGTGTGGGTTGATGGTGTACCAACCACTGCACTAGCGGTAAGACCTAACCAACCAGTAAACCAAGATAGTTTTTATCAAGTAGTTTTACCATCTGTGAAACAACGGCGCATTAGGGTTATGTTGGCTTACGCTGATTTTGGTGGCATAGGTTTAAGTAGTGTCACTGAAACTATTTTTCCAACAAACCAGCAACTGTTAAAAGTCGCGTTTCTTGATGCTTCATGGTTAGCAGGTAGCAACGGTGGCACGCTAACTTCTTCACTTAATGTTGCTAACCATTTAGCTGTTCAGTATGGCGAAATGCTTAATGTGGATTATTACAATTTGTCTGTGGCAGGTACTGGTTATGTGAAGGGTACTAATGTTGATCCTATTCTTGGTTATGTAACTGCTAGTGGTGCTAATGGTGAAAATTGGTGTGCGCCTAATCGCCTAACACCTATCACGACTATTGCCCCTGATCTTGTAGTTATTCAGGGCACAACGAATGATGATCCATACACAGGTGCTGGTTACCAACTAGGTACGCACGCTACCTATGTTTATGATTACATTAAAACCAATTTACCTAACACTAAAATTATTGTGTTCACGCGTGGATCTAATACAGAAACCAGTTCGCAGGCAAGGGCAAATGTTGCTGCAGTTTCAGCTGCCGCTAATGCACATTCAAGCGTTATTGGTGTAGTGGACATTTACACTGAAGGTTGGGTTACTGGAACTAACACAGATAGTGACACTACAGGTACGCCGGGCAATGGTCAGATTTACATTCATGGTGCGGATCTTCACCCTAACTATCTTGGTAATCAGTATTACGCAAGCAGAATGTTTGATAGAACATTTAACATTATTAAAACCTATGCACGGAAAGTGAACTAACATGGCACAAATTACACAGATTCAGGTTCGTAGAGATACGGCGATTAACTGGACTTCAGTAAACCCTATTCTTGCGCAAGGTGAAATTGGTTACGAAACTGACACAGGTAAATTTAAAATTGGTAATGGTACTTTAGCGTGGACTAACGCGGCATTGCTTTACGCTACTGATGGTTCAAAACTAACTGGCACTATCACAGCCACAACTGCAGGTAGTGCAACAACTGCCGCTAACTTGTCAGGCACGCAGACACAAAAATTTGTTTACGCCGCACCAAATGGTGCGGATGGCACAGCATCATTCAGGGCTTTACTCGCTTCAGACATTCCAACATTGAATCAAAACACTACAGGTACTGCCGCAAATGTTACTGGTATTGTTGCTGTGGCTAATGGTGGCACTGGTGTTATTAGTTCTACTGGCACAGGTAGCACGGTGTTAAGTACGAAACCAGTTTTAACTGATCCTGTTGCTGATGCCTATTACCGTGCTGGTGGTTCACAGTCTTACAACACAAATGGTTCTATGTCATTCACCGCTATTGCTGGTGGAATTATTACCCTTACTGGTTCAATGACTAGCATAACTTTACCAACACTCACAGTGATGGAAGCAGGTTGGCAAAGTGACTTTTCTACTTACATAGAATTTTCAATCATTAACACTTCTAGCAGTGCTGTTACTGTAAATGGTGCAACCAGTCACACAATTGTTGGTTCTGCACTTATCCCTACTGCCACTTCTGCACGGTTTGCTAGTCGGCGTAATAATGCTGGTACAGCGTATGTAACTTATAGGTTGGCATAATGTCAGTATGCCGTACTGGTTGCCCGACTCAAGACCATAAATCCTATGGAGATTGCTTGCAGCAATCAAACATAGCAATAGATAAAACATCTCTAAGGAGTTAAACATGGCATGTCGAACAGGTTGCCGAACCCAGGATCATTCATCTTGGGGTGACTGCCTACGCGCATCAAACCTACAACTCAACGCAGGCGATGCCGATTCCAATAAGGTAATGACCAGCAGGAAATGGAACGGCGAACTAGATGCCTATTCTGCTGCTAGAGCGCAAGGTATCCAGCCTGCTGGAACTAAACTGCAACAAGTTCAGGCGGCAGTTGAAGCTAGTGAAAAACTTGGTCGGGCATACGATGCAGGCACAATGCCACCGGCAAACAAACTTACTAAGGCACACGGCCAAGTAATGACAGAAGTAGGTATCTAATGGCAGTCAAAAAAATGACACCAGCCCAAATGAAGGCTGACAAAAAACAGGATGCAAAAGCCACTAAGGGTTTGTCTCCTGCGCAAAAAGCTAAGTTCGCTAAAGGTGACAAGGCTATGGATGTTAAGGGTCTTACCGCAAAACAGGATTCTAAAGCTGACAAAAAGTTAGTAGCAAAGATTAAAAAAGGTCGCTAATTATGGCTACCGCTAAAGATCCTCGTTTGGCTCGTGCAGGTGTGTCTGGCTACAACAAGCCAAAGCGTACCCCCAATCATCCAACTAAGTCGCATGTTGTTGTCGCTAAAGAGGGCGACAAGGTTAAGACTATTCATTTTGGTCAGCAGGGTGTTAAAGGTTCCCCTGATGGATCGAAACGTAATGAAGCGTTTAAGGCTCGTCATGCGAGCAACATTGCTAAAGGCAAAATGTCTGCGGCTTATTGGGCTAATAAGGTGAAATGGTAATGGCAATTAAAAAAGTTTGGGATACTCCAAATCCTGCAAAGAAAAGTAAACCATTATCACCGAAGCAGAAGTCTTCTGCTAAAGCTAGTGCTAAGGCTGCTGGTCGGCCTTACCCAAATTTAATTGACAATATGAAAGCCGCTAAAAAGAGGAGCAAGTAATGGCTAAAGGTATGGGCTTTAAGTCTGCACAGAAATCTATTGCAAAGAAGCAGGGTATTCCGATGAAGAACGCTGGCGCTATTTTGGCTGCTGGCGCTCGTAAAGCTGGCCCTGCTGCTTTGAAAGCAAATCCAAATCTTAAGAAAGTATCTGGCGTTAAAGCCAAGAAAGGTAAGTAATCATGTGTAAAGAATGTGGATGCAACGCAACACGTATCGGTTCATCATCAGGCGATAACAAGACTGGCAAACCAGACCTACCCGGTGGTGGCTACTCAGGTGTTGGCGGACGGCCAATGCCAAAAGGTAAATAACAAAACTTCTATTTTAAGGTGGGTACATTATGGCGTACATTCCAGGTCGAACACTTCAGTATCACATGAACCGTTTAGCAGGAACGTTAAACAGTTTTGGTGTACCCACTTTAGATGCACAGGGTGCCGCTAACGTTTATGCCGGTACAACAGGTTTAGCCATTGTTGGTGCATTAAATACCAAAGCTGGTTTCACAAACCGAACACAATACCTTGAACTTCAAGGTGTATTAAATTATCTTGCCGGCACTTCTGGTCTTGGTGAGAATGAAGCATCAGCGAGAATTCCATGACAACTTTTGCACAACTAACTGACGAAGTTATTATCAACCTTGCAGGTTACACACAGCGCCAAGACCAAGCAACCTACCTTAACGCTGCTGTCACCGATACCCCAGCATCAGGTAGTTACGTTACATCAGATCCTTACTATCAGATTAAAGTACAAGACGGTACAACATTGTCTCGTGGTATGGTCGAGATTGATGATGAACTTATTTGGATTGACAACTTTGATCAAACCAACAACATTGGTTATGTTTCACCTAATGGCCGTGGCTATCGTGGCACTACTGTAGCATCTCATACTAGTGGCGCTAGGGTAACTATTAACCCTGCGTTTCCTCGTGGTGTTGTAGAAAAAAACATTAATAGTGCTATCAATGCCGTATACCCTGACTTGTTTGGTGTTTACTACACCACATTCCCATTTGTGGCAGCTCGTAACACTTATCCACTTCCTGCGGAAGCATTGAATGTGTTGGCTGTTTCTTGGCAAACCATCGGTCCTTCAAAGGAATGGTTACCAATCCGTAAATGGCGTATAGATAAAACTGCTAACATCGCTGCGTTTAGCACTTCCAAGTCTGTATCAATCTATGATGGCATTGTTCCCGGTCGTACTGTACAAGTTGTTTACACTAAGAAACCTACAGAATTATTGTTACCCTCTGATGATTTTACTGATTCAGGCTTGTCTGATTCTGAACGTGAAGTCATTATTCTTGGTGCTGCTTGGCGTACTGCCGCATATTTGGATGCTCCTCGCGTTACTGCCATGTCTGTGGAAGCTGATGCACTTGATCAGTCTAACCCTTCGGGTGCTGGTACTCAGGTTTCTCGTTACCTGTTTGCTCAATACCAGAACCGTTTACAGACTGCTATTCGCCGTCAAGAAGAACTTTACCCATCTCGCGTTCACTACACCCGATAAGGAACTATTATGGCCGTTGCTCGTTACTATGCTTCTAATGCTGTTGATACCACTCTTAGTACTGGTATTAGTTCGGCAGATTTAACTATAACCGTTGGATCGGTTTTAGGTTTTCCTGGTTCGTATCCTTATACTTTAGCAATTGACTATGACACTTCTAGTGAGGAATTGGTTGATGTTACTGCTGCTGCTGGTACTACGTTAACTATTACTCGTGCGGTGGATAGCACTACTGCTGTTGCTCATAGTAGTGCCGCTAATGTTAAGCATGTTATTTCTGGTCGCGACATGCGTGAAACGCAGGAACATTACAATGCTACTGGTCGTTACAGTGTCGCTAATGGTACAACTACTGAGTACTTTAATCTTCATGGCCTAGGTGTTTCTGATGGCAATGTTGTTGGTACAGATAAAGCACAGACTTTAACTGTTAAAACTTTAACTAGCCCTACAATCAATGGTGGTACTGTTGCCAGTGCAACATTAAGTGGTACCACAACAAACTCTGGCACCATTTCTGGTGGAACTATTAATGCTAGTACTGCCGCTACTCTTGCCACATCTCGTAACATTAACGGTGTCGCTTTTAATGGCTCTGCCGATATTACTGTTCCTGCCGCAGCAGGTACTTTGACTGGTTCTGCTTTGGCTAGTGGTGTTACTTCCGCACCTGGTTTAACTGTTACCGAATCTCAAGTTCTTAACTTAACTACGGATCTTAATAACAAGTTAACTAACCCTGGCGCTTGGACTACTTGGACACCAACATTGAGTTGGACTCTAAACGGATCTTCTAATAGTTCTAAGTACATCCAAATTGGTAAAACTGTTTACTTCAACTTTATTGTTCAATCCACTGGAACTATTACACCTTCAGGCACATTTACTTTTACCCTTCCAGTTCAACCAATTCAAGGTGGAATCTCTAATGGATACTTTTCAGTTGCTTCAACTAACTACCCAATCAATGCAACTTTTAATCCTGTAAATACCACTGCATATGTCTATGTTCCTACTGCAACATCTGTTACAGCAAACACACCATTAACTTCACTTGCATTAACTTCAAGTATTGTAACTCTTGGAACTGTAACTATAGCAGCTAACCGTTATGTAAACATCAGTGGATTTTACGAGGTAGCGTAATGGCAACGGAATCAATTACAGATGGTGTGATTGATCCGATTGGTTTACCTGCATCGGTCAATCCATCTTACAGGAACAGTAAACAAGTTTACGATGTAGCTATCGGTGGAGAACCATACTTCATTGCAGCTTCAAACAAATACCCTTACCGCAGGATCACTGCACCATACAAACGTGAACAAATTGACTTAACACAGTCACCTGGTGAACAGACTTTGCAGGGCTGGTGGCTTCGGTCACAAAACAGTTTTCATCTCGGTTCAGGTATCAAGTTTGAGGAACCCTTACAGGGTCAGGATGTTATTTACCGTTTCAATAAGTCTGTTGGTTTGGATCCTTGGACTCCAGGTCAGGTCACTTTACTTCCTGATGTAACTAACATTGCTTCTATTTCGGGTAATGCTCTTATGGTTGGCGGTGTTGATGCCAACGGTGTAGATGTTGTTATTTATTCTGATGGTTCTAGTTTGTATCGAGTCACTTCTGCCGGTACTAAAACTACTCTTACTTGGGGTGGCTCTGGCACTATCCTCGCTTTGGCTACGGATGGTGTTAACTATTATGCTGCTAGCGCTGTTGGTATTTATCGAGGTGCTTTAACTGGTTATTCTGGTGGTGCATCTGTTTTTACTCACCCAACATCTATTGGCACTGTAACTAGTGTTGCAATGAATTGGGTAAAGCAACGTCTTATTGCTGGTGTAAATAATTACATTTTCCAAATTGTTCCCATAGTAACGCACACAGTAACAGGGACAAGTCTTTCCAGTAAAACAGCTTCTTTGCGCGTGACCCCTGCACATAACTTTCGTGTAGGTGACACAATTACTGTTGCAGGTCTTGGCACTGATTACAACAACACTTGGGTTGTTTCAGGGACACCTAATGCTACAACTGTTAACTATTTTCATGACCATGTTGACATTGATTACGCTACACCTACTAGTGGAACTGTTGTTTTAACAAACAATAACAGTAACCCTATTTATGTTCATCCAACAGCAACTTGGAAGTTTACTTCTATTGCTGAAGGCCCAACCGCTATCTACCTTTCAGGATACAGCGGTGTCACATCCACAATCATAAAATTAACATTAGATACCAGTGGTGCAATACCAGCATTAACATCAACTGACTCTGCCGCTGATTTCCCTAACGATGAACATGTGCTATCCATTGGAACATACCTTGGTTCGTTCATGGTCATTGGAACTAATCGTGGCATCCGCATTGGTAAGATTGATACTTCCCTTTATGGCCACGGTTATGTAACTTACGGTCCATTAACTTACAAAAAACCTACACCAGACGATACAGTGCAAAATTTTGCTTTCGTTGACAAGTTTGCTTACGCAACAGTAACTAACGACATTGATGGCAAAAGCGGACTACTACGTATTGATTTGTCTGCACAAGTTTCTGATGGCAAATTTGCTTGGACTTATGATTTAAATTCTACCGCTACTGGCAATTGTCAAGGTGTAGCTTTGATTGGTACAACAGGGCGCATAGCGTTCACAGTAAACAACAACGCATTGTATTTCCAGCATGCCACCAACCTAGTATCGTCAGGCTACATTGATACCGGTGCAGTACGTTACAACACTTTAGAGAACAAACACTTTAAACGAGTTAACGTTCGTTTAGGTTCACCAGTTCAAGGATCTGTAGGAATTTCCACTATCCAAAAAAATGGTTCAGTAACAAATGTTATTAGTGTAACGAGTGACGCTATCGCAGACCAAGACATTGGCACACAAATTGCTGGCCAAGGATTAGACCAGTTGGCTTTACGGTTCACTTTAAATCGTGTCAGTGGCGATGCCACCAAAGGTCCAACGTTTCAGGCATACCAGTTAAAGTCTTTGATAGCTATGCCAAGGTATCGTGTACTTGAAATTCCTGTAATGAACTATGATTTTGAAGCAGACCGTTACAACATTGCTACCGGTTACGAAGGTCGTGCATGGGATCGACTACAAAAGTTGGAAACCATTGAAGGCACAGGCGACACTATTACTTTCCAAGATTTTACTTCAGGTGAACAAGTTAGTTGTGTTATTGAACAAATCAGTTTTGAGCGTATGAGTTCCCCTGACCGTAGGTTTAAAGGTTACGGTGGGGTTGTTTATGTTCAAGTGAGAACACTATGACACTTCAAGTTTTTAATTCCATACTCCCTCTTACTGGTTTTATTATTGGTGTTTTTGGTGCTGCTTGGGGTTCTTGGCGCAAGATTGAAAAACATCAAACCGACAATAGCGTAAGGGCGATACGCATGGAAGATAGATTAGATCGGATCGAGAAACAATTTGGCCCTAATGGTGGGGGTATCCGCCAAGCAATTAACGACATTGCTACAAAGTTAAACAAAATTGAAGAACGCCAGATTGGTATTGGGGAAAAGGTCTCCAAACTTGAAGGCGAGTTTGAACAACACATGAAGGAGAACTAATGAAAAAGTTTTTGTTATGGCTAGCGCATAGCCCTATTGCCGAAGCTGGCAAGATTGGTTTAGGCGCAGGTTGCGCTTGGATATTGAACAATATTACAAATTTGAATTTGGCTGCCGAATATCAGGCCATTGTTGTTGCTGTAATAACTATCATTATTGATGCACTTAACCCACATGATACTCGATTTGGAAAGAAGAAAACTAATGTACCCAATTAAAGACGGACACATCGGTACACCGTATGGTAAGCCGGGTTCCACTTGGTCTGCCGGACACCATCAAGGTGTTGATTTCCCTACCCCTGTTGGCACTCCTGTGCTTGCTGCTGCGGGTGGAACTGTTGTTGGTGTCGGACAAGTTTGGGGTCCAAGCTTTGGTAATCATCAAGTGATTATTAAGCATGTAGTTGAGAAGCGTGCCTTCTACACCATCTATGCTCACTGCTCTTCTGACTTTGTAAAGGTCGGAGACGTAGTAAAGAAGGGTCAGAAGATTGCGCTGTCTGGTGCTGAAGGTCATGTGACTGGACCACACTTACACTTTGAAGCCCACACAGTTTCCCACTGGGATACCAAGACCGACGTAAATCCTCAGCCTTTACTTGATGCTTAACACCCCCTAGGTGGCTCTGTGAGCCACTGTAAGCGATTTTGACCCCGTTCTGGTACTTTTGTACTAGGCGGGGTCTTTCGCCGTTTGTGGGGGCTTTTAACCTAGTTTACGGTGCCTTGAAAATTGAATAAAATTACCTATATATAAGCGACCCTCTGGGTCGCCTAACTACCCGCCCTAATGGCGGGCTATTTTTTTTGCCGTTTTTCTTTCTTGTATCTTTTTTTGTCGCTCGCTATAGCTCGCAGTCTAATTTCCACCTTCAAGGCTTGTCAAATCCACATCACGGCGTTACGATTTGCACTGTGCGTTCACTGTGTGTATAGTCCTAGTTATGGTAGACG